GGTATGGAACTTATCCCGGTGGAACCCATCACGGAGCGACTAAGCGAACAAGCCCTGTTGCAGATAATGACCAAAGACGAATTAAGGGAAAAGGCAGGTCTGCAACCTTTGGAAAAGCCTGCTGACGTGGTTGGACCTAACCCCCAACCCGACGAGCAACCGCAATCCGTGGAGCAACTTGCCAGCAACGACAACATCAAGAAGTTGTCGGGCCGTGAGTACCAAAACCTGATGCGTATCGTGCGTCAGTATATGCAAGAGAAAATAACTCTTGAAATGGCTCGGACCATGCTTTCGGCTGGATTCGGTTTGTCTGCCCAAGAGATTGACACGATGCTCGGAGTGCAGGCCCAAGAGTTCAGCGAACCTACTTGGGGCGAAGAGGACGACGAGGACTACGGATGGGGCGACGAAGAGTTCAAGGTCTTGGAAGTGGTTGCAAGTAAGTTCGGAAGCCATGCAGACGATTACCATGTGATGCACTCCAAGCCAATGCGGTTCGATGCCAACATCGACGAAAACATCCGTTTGGCCTTTGCCGAACTGGGCGAGGAAGAGAAAGAGTTGGACCTGAAGATTGAGGCGTATCGCAAGAAGAACCGGGACGCAAGCGTTGAAGAAATGGCAAAAGAGTTCGGGGTCAGCAAAGCCAAGGTCGCCAAGCGAGTCGCCTACTTGATTACCAAGGACCGCTACCCAATCAGCCGGGCGGTAGACAAGATTGCTGAGCAGAACCTACCCAAGGGCGTAAAGGAAGTTGCCGAGCCTGTACTTGAGGTCCGCTACAAATACGCTTGGGCCACAGGGTTCAGCAACAAGGACAAAGGCTCCAGCCGTGAGTTCTGCAAGGTCATGCTTGACTTGGCAGGGCAGGGCAAGGTCTACACCCGTGAGGACATCGACGGGATTTCTGCGATCATGGGCTACTCGGTTTGGAACAGGAGAGGCGGTTGGTATCACACGCCCAGCGGAGTGAATCGCCCCCAATGTCGCCATGTATGGGAGCAGCAGTTGGTAATCCGTAAAGGCAATAAAATCACGAAGGCATGAAGGCACTATTCATAAGCGAAGAAACGCTGCTGGACAATAGCATCATCAACGAGAACGTATCCTACACCCAAATCCGTCCAACGGTCATCAAGGTGCAAGAGATGCGGATTCAGCCCATCGTTGGCTCTCCGTTGTACGGGGAACTCGTCAGCCAAGTGGTCAGCGGTTCAACGTCTGCACTCAACCAAACGCTGCTGGAGGACTACATCCAGCCTGCAATGATTCAGTGGCTTTACTACGAGTTGCCGATGGTGTTGGCGTTTAAGTACATGAACAAGGGGATGGTCCGTAGAACAAGCGAAGAGTCCTCGCAGATGAGCATGGAAGAAATCACACGACTGACCGACAAAGTGAAGAACGATGCCGAGTGGTACTCCGAGCGCATTACTCGCTACCTGATGGAGAACCGCAACTCCTATCCGCTTTGGAACTCGCCTCCGTCTGCTTTGGATACCATCTACCCGAACGCCACCAACTATCGAACCGGGATGGTCTTGGACCGCAACCGAAGGATGGGAATCAGCAACCTTGACTACCCCTACCCTTACGGACAATTCGGGGCGTGTAACGATTGCTAACGATGGGTGCACACAAAAAAAACATACTGAAACTCCAGAATTATGTCTTGGATAAAAATCAAGCAAGCCCTGCTGGACCTTGCCAACAACCATCCGCAAGTAAACTCCTTCGGGACGGGCGACCCTCTTGCAATCGGCACGGACAACACGATAAACCTGCGAACCCCAAGCCGTGAGCGAATCGTCTATCCGCTCGTGTTTGCGGACGTTCAGTCTGCAAATACTGACGCTGGTACTTTGGACTTGGTGGTTGGGGTATATTTTAGTGATAGAGTTGAGTCCATCAAGCCGATGGGCGGAGTGGTTTCGGGCAGCCCTACGCTGGGCTGGCAGGATAACGAGGACGAGGTCCTAAGCGACCAGTTACAAATCGCACAGGACTTCATATCAGCCCTCACAAACGACCCAAACGAGGACTGGACCCTATCGTCCAGCGTATCGCTTACGAGGTTTGTGGAGAGCCGGGACGACCGCACGGCAGGATGGCAGGCGACGATGACCTTTGAGATTCCGTACTCTCACTCGGTTTGTGAAATTCCCACATAAAAGACATTTACAATTAAACGCTAAAAAATGCCTACACCTATTTTGCAACAAATGCTCGGACAGGGCGGTACGATGGAGTTTATCAATGGATCCGTTACCGGGAAAAACTACGACTTCCTTGTAGTCAACACCGCTGCGACCTTCACAACTTTAACAGGAACTGGAAGCGAGAACCTGCTAACCGCTTACAACTTTTCGGGGGTTTCTATTTCCGCTGGTATCGTGATAAGCGGTCGCAATGGCGGTAAGATTACGGCCGTCAATCCAAGCGCAGGTTCAGTCATCGGTTACACATTCCTCTAAGCGATGCTTATCGGCTACGGCTACGGCTACCCGACCAATATGCTCCAAGGCGGCGTTGCTGCTGGAGTTTGGGCCTTGTTCAACGCAAGGGCAACCGCTGATGGTGCAACCGCTGCCGAGGCTGCCGTGGATGGATGCCTGTTCAATCGCTTTGCTGCAATCTACAACTTCTAACAATGCCGACCCCATCGCTAATCCTCGTTCCTGCTCGATTTAAAACGGGCAAACTCTACACTCCCTTAGCAACAACTTCGGGCGGTGTGGTTCTTGGTGCATCGGGCGACTTCAATGTAACCCGGGCAACGACTGCGACAAGGGTCAACGCAAGCGGATTCATTGAGGTCGTGGCTTCGGGGATTCCGAGGTTGGACTATCCGATAGGCGGTGGATGCCCTGCACTCTTGGTGGAGCCGAGTGGGACGAACTTGGCGTTGCAGAGCGAGAATTTTGCGATAACTTGGGGACAGACGAACCTAAACATAACAAGCGGATTCACATCGCCAAGTAATAATAACTCAGGAACTTTAATTGAAGCAACCGCTAATACAGGCAGGCTTCGTCAAACATTTGCTGCAGGCCTTACGAGCGGAGTAACTTCAACCTTCTCTTTGTTCGCAAAGTTGGGAACTCAATCAAGCGGTATAACGCTTGTCTTTCAAGAAGGCACAGGCACTAATTATCCTTCAGGTGTTTGTCAGTCATTTAGACTTGATACGGGGGCAGTTGGAACAAGTGGCACATTGGGTGCAGGGTTCACAATTACTCGTTCTGGGATTGAGAATTACGGAAACGGTTGGTATAGATGCTCTTTAACTGTTCAATTATCCTATACGCCATCTTCCGCTAATTTAACAATTAGACCAACTTCGGTCGTTACTGCAAACCTTCCAGTTACTGCGAGCGGAGATACTTGTTACATTTTTGGAGCACAACTCGAAGTCGGCTCCGTTGCCACCTCCTACATCCCCACAACCACCGCAAGCGCAACACGCAACGCAGACAATATCAGCCTATCAGGAGTAGTCAGCGGATGCATTGGGCAGACGGAGGGGACGATTTATTTAGAAACAAATTCACTTGTTAGCGGGGCAAGTGATTTATTTTGCTTTGCAAGGGCTACAACGAACACTGTATCAATAAGCAAGAATTCTAGCAATATAATTCAAGCCACGGTATATACATCTGGACTAGCTTTAAATATAGCAGCATCAGGCACCGTGTCAGGTAATATGAAAATAGCATTTGCATATAAGTCTGGTAGCAGTGCTTTGTATATCAATGGGGTTCCAATTGGGACGAGTTCAACCGCATTCTCTTTTACTGCTGCATTAAATCAGATTAATATAAACCCGACTGTATTTTTTGAGGGGAGAGGCAACCAAAGGATTAGTGCTTTACCCCTCTACACCACCCGTCTAACCGACCCCGAACTCGCTGACCTAACAACCCTCTAATGGCTACCTTCCGAAAATACGAATTTGCAGTTTACGCTGACTTCCGAACCATTAACGACTCGGAGGTCGAGCCTCGCACCGTTGTGGAACTCGGACATATCAACCCTGCAAATCCAAAGGCTTGGTGCGTTGATATTCTATGGGAAGGCAGCGAGCCGAAGAACTGGACAAAAGACCAAACTTGGCCCAAACCCGTCGGAATCCACACCTTCGCAGGATGGGACGAGCAGTACGCAGCCGACTACAACGAACACAAATGACTATGAAACTCTTTCGCAAACGCAACCCCGAAACCCCTAAACTCCCCCTAATGAAATCAGCCGTCATCGCTTTACTTCGCCACCTGTTAACCTTCATCGGTGGAACCCTTGTTGCTAAAGGTATCATTGATTCAGCGACCCTTACCGAAATCATCGGTTCCGTATTGACCTTGTTGTCAGTTGGTTGGATGGCCTTGGATAAAACAAAGGGCGAGCCGAACAAGTAATGAACCTAATAGAAACCACCATCGTCGGGAGCGTTGCAGCGATCGTCGGTGGAGCGGTCGCTTGGTTCACCAAGGGCCGTGTAGAATCGGACTCCCTGCAAGTCAGGCAAGCCCAAGCGGTGCTCGCTATGTGGCAGGCTACCAGCGAGTCCCAAAACAAAGAATTAACACAACTTCGTAACGAGGTCGTAAGTTTGCGTCAACGACTTGAGGAAATGGAGCATACCATCCACGAACTCCAGTCCGAGAATGCCAAACTTAAAAACCTCGTATGAAAGTAACCAAGCATTCCAAAAATGTCCACGCCATTGAGTGCGGACGAATACAAGAATTTCTTTTGCTCTCTGACTTGCATTGGGACAACCCCAAGTGCGACAGGGCATTGCTTACCAACCACCTCGAAGAAGCAAGACGCAGGGGTGCGAAAGTCCTCGTAAATGGGGACTTTTTTTGTTTGATGCAAGGCAAGGGCGACCCTCGCAGGTCCAAGGACGACATCCGACCCGAACACAACAACGGACGTTACCTTGACTCCATCGTGGACACGGCCGTCGAATGGTTCCGACCCTATGCGGACCTCCTGCTGGTCCTTGGCTACGGCAACCACGAAACAAGCATCATCCAACACCAAGAAACGGATATCCTGCTCCGCTTTGCCACAATCCTCAACCACACCTGCAAGACCGACATTCAAGTCGGGGGCTATGGCGGGGTGCTTGACTTCAAGATGGTTTACGACAATGACCATCGCTGCAACTTCATTATGCATTATTATCATGGGAGTGCAGGGGGAGGAATCATCACCAAGGGAGTAATTTCAGACCAGCGGATTCTCGCTATGGTGGAAGGCTACGACTGCACTTGGCAGGGCCACGTTCACGAACTCTACTACCATCAAAACATCGTCAACCGATATGTGCGTACTACTCACCAAATCTTGCAGAAACCTGTTCACCAAGTCCGCACGGCAACGTACAAAGAAGAATGGGCCGACGGTTATATGGGCTTTCACGTTGAGCGTGGAAGAGGCCCGAAGCCTTTGGGCGGATATTGGATGACCCTCGAAGCAGGCAGGTTTGTAGGTAAGGACCGAAGAGGTCCCGAATTACAGGTCTTTGCTTCCTTCGCCCCCTGCGACCGGTTCTACACCGCTGGCAGTCAGGTATAGGTAGCCGTACTCTTTCTCGGCATTAAACTGGGGGCAAGCCTTCGTAACGCCCGGAAAGTCCCTGTGTCCTATGATGCGGGCCTTGGGATACTTCTTGAGCCAATCTAAGAGCACCACGGCTATCGCTTGACGCTGGCCGATAGTTCGGTCATCTTTGTCTTTGCCTCCGATGTAGGACACGTGGAGGCTCGTAGCGTTGTGGCCTTGCACTCCGTTGGTTACGGCTGAATCAGGAGCCAAGACCGTTACATTCCCAGTCGAATCAATGATCTTGTGATATCCCACCGACTTCCATCCAAGGGCCTCCTTCCAATGCTTGCGGATGGAGGCGATAGTCGTATGCTTCGGGGTGGCCGTACAATGGACGACGAGGTGGGTGATGGTTCTCATTCTTCGGGGTTTAGTTTGTGGAAGTAGTTGACCGCAACAGGATCCGCAACGTCGGGACCGCTGGATAGGTGAACCTCCTTGGTCCCTGCCCATTGAGCCATAGCCGGGTCGTAGCCCAACAACTCGCAGGCTTTCCGATATTCAAGCAGGAGGGCGTGGTTGCCTTCAAGGTCAGCGTTGTCGATGGCGATCATCAGCCGTTCCAAGGCGTTCGTGAGGGCCTTGGCAGGTCGGAGGGAGTGGTATTCGTGCATGGGTGTAAATGTACAAAAACCCCTCCAATGCAATCCAAAGGGGGTTAAATAATTTTTTTGCTACGAGGTGGCACAAAATTGGAAAAGTTGTTTTACCTTTGTCATACAAACCAACCACAAAACCTCAAAACCATGAACAACCAAGCCATCCTCCAAAAAAATTTAGCAATCGTAAATCGTGGTCAGAACTTCGGAATACTGTTCGGCAAGTTCACCAAGAATAGCGAAATCCACTCGGTAATCTTTAAGGCCATCAGGGCAGGCAAGGCTACCAAATTAGTCGATACCGAGTTTACCCTAATGTATCTCATTAACTAAACCCCACCGAGGGGTGCGACTCGCCAACGCACATTCTTTTAACCTCAAACCTCAAAACCCATGAACAACCAAACCCCAACCCCAAACCGATTCAAAGCCATTAACTGGTCCAACTACGGATTCACAAGTTCACATGGAGCCATTGAGCCAACCTTCCAATCAGCCCTTATGGACTGCGAACA